CATATTAGTGAGTGTTTCTGCTTCAAAACGTACCGTATCCGGAACTTGGTTCCACGTCAGATACTGGGCATCCGCACCTTCACCTGTAAGTTTGACCATTCTATCCTTAACCTTACCCATGAAACCCTCTACATCTCCAATTAGCTTCAGCAGTGGGAAGAAATGGTAGTCTATACAATCAGCATAATTAGATAACAGTTTTTCCAGCCGGACACGGAATGTCTTTATCTTCTTGCAATAAGGTTCAGGACGATAAGCATAAAGAACCGGTAGTTTTGGGAATCCATGAGCAAAAGGCGTTCTTTCTTCATACCCTTTAGACAAATCCCATTGATAAACCATTTTGTCCGTGATAGTCATAAAGCAGGTGACCTCCGAATCATCCATGAGCTTCTTTTTATACTCACGTGAGAAAGCAATCATTTTACCTTCGTCGTTAAAGAACGGGTATAGTTTATCACCTCTGAATGGAGACCATAACACGCTTTTCAGTTTCTTGGTGGGCTTGACCTTGCCACCGAACGTAGTCTTAACTTTCTTCCAAAACTTTGCCCAAAACGAATCATCATCGGTAACATACCAATATTCTGCCGCTTCTTGTTCGGAGAGCCAGGCACGGACAATCTTCTTGTTTTGGTATTTGATTTTGTTGGATTTAAATACAGCCTTTACCGCATCCAGCAGCTTCTTTTCATCATCATCAGTTGGAGTGCAATCCATAGACGGTTCTGTGCCGACTGTAAAAGCAGTTTGGATGTTCACGATATCCTGTTCCAATGGAATGGAGATACGGTTCACCGGTTCAGTCTTATACTTTGCTTCGATTTCATAAGTCTTACCCGTTTTTTCATCGAAGTGCTTCTCTGCTTCTTTTTCAAGAACCTTTCTGTCCGGATATTTCTTTTTGTCAACCATGATTTCATGTCGTTCCGGATTCCAATCATCCCAAAGTTTGCAACGGTCGGGAAGTTCAGTCTTCCTACCTTTCTTCAGGTAGTTTATCTTCTGCCCGATGTCAGGCAATGCTAATATTTCTTCTAAATTCAATGGCATAGTTTATATTTTTAATGTGTGAATATTCCTGTTAAATCTTTCGGCTTCTGAATCTTACCAAGAAGCTCACCCAATACATAGTAACGTACAGCATCTATACAATTATGCACGAGAACCCCATTAGCAAAATATTCATGTTCACCTTCAATGGTCAAATCATATACCTCGCAATAGCTTTCACTTATTGTTTTTACGTCTGTTACTTGCTTGCAGTTTATGTGCGCATTCTTTTGAACAGCATTTGGGCTTAAGATACTTGTTCCCCATGAATGTGATTCCGCAGTATTGGCACACCATTTCTGTCGTACATTTAGGCGAGGTGTACTGCCATTTGTGATGGCATTTCTTTGAGCAAAATCGCTGATGAACATTTGTTGCTGTGAATCGTCCGCCACATTGCTCGCACACTCTCTCTTCGCTCTGTAATCGGGCAATTGCCTTAATTCTTCTTTGATTCCAATTTGATTTTGTATATGCGCCTTTTGTGTTAAGACCCATTCTGACAATATTGTCAATTTTCTCCGGATGTAGCCTATTATGTTCACTTCTTGAAACCGCTTCAAGGTTTTCAATCGAGTTATTGAGCGGATTGTGGTCAATGTGGTGGATAATCTTTCCATTCGGAATTTCCCCATGATAGAATTTGTAAACGGCATGATGCAGCATCTCGCTCTGTTTGTTTCCGTGTCCAAATTTCCAATAGTAATAATTGGGGTGTTTCCCATTTGGATACCGTTTGTACACTCTCCCGTTAAATTCGATAGAACAAACAACTTGTCCCCTTTTGTTAATTTTCCGTACTTCTTCCATTTTCCGTTTGCGTTAAATTTATGTTCTAAGGTAGCAAAAAATGTTCGTTTTTCAAAGCCTATAAAGACTTCTTTTTCAATTACTTTTCTTACTCCGTTATTGTGTTTCTTAAGCACTTTTTTATAACCATTTCGTGTAAGAACATAATCCCCGACCCGAATATCCTTGATAGGAATATCGCCATTTATGGTAGTAATCAGTGTGTCTCCACGAAAGCAGTGGTTGTTTGCATCCACTGGAGTGTTTATATACCTTCCGTCTTTATCTTTATCCCATACATAATTCCTCAGCTCATTTTGCAGGTTGTATGAACGCTTGGTTACGAAAATTTCAAGACTTTGCATTTTGTCAATTCCTGCATTGATTGATCCAGCACCTTTTTCGACGGCATATATCCTTATTCCCCCGTTATGGATTTCTTGTATCAATCTCGGATCTGCGCTATCGGCAATAGTTTTCATGCCCCAGGGTCTAAGCGATTTGACTATATCGGTTGAAAGCAATCCGGTTCGGTAATCTACTTCGTCAAGATATAGTCTATTATCCCATATTCCGCACCTAACTATCGCTGTGGGGTCCATGCTATACCCAAAGTCCAGCCCTATGCCAACTTTTTTGCATTCAGCCGGGAACTCGTCAACAATTCCCCACTTCTTGAACACAGCACCTTCTGCAACGTCAGCCCACCGGCCGATAACCACATGAGCATACTTTTCAGGATTACTCACCTTCATATCTTCCACCTCTTTCAGGAACTCAGGAGAAAGGTTATCCAAGTTATCAAAATACGTAGTATGGATATGGAGCACATTCGGATGAGTGGAAATCTGAACCTGCACACCGTCAATCTCTACCAGCTTGTGAGTTTTCTCAATGTATTTCTTGTAGATGAAGTGATTGGAATCGCATGGGTTCATTATAATGATAATTCGGTTCTGAATACCCTTCTTGCGAATGGAGAGCATTATCTTGTCGAACTCATCTTCGCTTGTCCACTCTTCCGCTTCATCGCAGACAAAAGTCGTAATGCCTTGAATGGATTTCAGTTTTGCTGTCTGGTTTCCGGAAGAAGTCTTGATACCCCGAAACATGATACGGCTCTTAGTCATCTTATTGACTATGTCCGTCTTTGTGGTCTTGAAATATTTCGTGGTACCGTCCAAATCTATCTTCTCCATCATTTCGGGGATGATAGACATACCGGCAGAAACCATCGTGTAACGGGTGTAAAGAATCTGATGAACTATTTTCTCTACGGGAGTCATTTCAAAAGTCAACCGCTCAATAAAGGTAGAAGCATTGAAAGACTTTCCCGAACCACGCCCACCGGTAATAAGAATTATAAATTTTTCCTTATCCTCGTATAATGGATGGTAAATTTCTTGAGGTACTATCATTTCAGCTTGTCTTTAATCCAAGAATCAATGTTGATGCCATGCTCTATGTCTGTTGGAATATCAGCGTCTTCATCTTGTTTGCGCTCAATCTTTCTCCAATCTTCATCATGGTGGTACAGCCAAACGGACATTGCTTGCAAATTAGGAGCCAACTCGCTTTCGCTTACTTGTAATTCATCTTCGCCCGTCAAATTCCCTTCTGAATCACGGAGCTTTCTTACCACGGTGCTTTTGGTTTTTATGCCACCGAGAGCCATTGCAAGGAATTTAGCCCTTACAGTGGCATTGATTGTCGCGCGCCCACGCGCTAAGACTTCGGATATTTCGGTGTACTCACTTTTCTTTTCGCAGAATGTTTGAGGCAAAATCCCTATGGCATAAGCAATTTCCTTGTCAGTGAATCCCTTTTTGGCATACGATTCCACGAGAGAAAGAAATTCCTCGCTTGTATAATCAAACTTAGGCTTTCTTCCTCCTTTACCTTTTCTATTTTGAGATTCACTATTGCTCATATTACTTCTTTAATTTTCCACATTTCTCACATTGTTCATACCTGAACTCAGAGAACATCACACTACCTTTCCAAACATAATGATGAACACAAAACAGGTTTTGCTTTAGAACATTCCTTATCCAAAGTATAAAATCGCCAATCATAATTTTAACCGTTATTGTTACCCATATATACACGGCGAGAAATTGGCTTGTTTCCATAGACATCAACTCCTCTTTTTGAGAAATAGCTATCTATTTTCTCAGCATATCTTCCCATTATAGATTTCGTTCTATCCCTTATGTTTCTTTGTCTTGCAGAACCTAACCCGTATTGTCTTCCAGCGTTGTACATTATTCGTCTGGACTGCTGATATAACTGGCTATATGTTTTCTTTCTAACTCAGCTTTCCTCCCAATAATTAATCTATTCTTTCTACTTGTTCATCAAAAACTTCTCCCTTTATAAACTTCATATCTGGTTCATACCCGAACCTTTCGCAGAAAGCGGCTTTAGCTTCATAGGTATCGAAGGACAACATCACATAGGCATCCATGTTCTCAGCTTGCTTCTGTGCGTTTTCTTTCACCTGATGCTTGACCTCTTTCATGTGGGCTACCTTTTCAGCACGTTCCAACTGTTTGGCGGCTTTATCGGCTTCTTTTTGTTCTGTTACAGGCGACATCATGCTTTCCAGTTCGTCAGCAATGGAGCTTTCTTCTTCGGTCTGCAAAAGAAAATCAACCCCAATCATATTCAAGTCGGCATCCGTCAATCCTGCATCTTTCCAGTCAATATCAGGAACAATACGGGCAAGAGCGTCAAAATCCCAAGAACCTTGTGCATTAGGGTTGTTCATTAGAATATTCAACTCCTTTTCCTGCTGTTCGTCCACGTCAATGACATCGACACGAATGCGATAGTCGTTATCGGGAAACTTTTGTAATTCGTCCATGACAGACAAACGCTGGTGTCCGCTGACTACGGTAAGCCCAGTACGCTTATTAACGACAATTCCACCGACCAATCCGAATTTCTTGATACCACGTTTTAGTGTCTTACGTGATTCATCAGAAAGTTTTCGAGGATTATAATCAGCGAAGTGAATGGCAGAACGATTAAGTTCTACCGATTCACTCTTTATGTATTTACTCAGTTCCATGTTAGCCATTGCTTAAACCTCTTGCAGCCTGCTGCGCTCTTGCATTCTGATATGCACGATTTACTCTATATGCACGGGCATAAGCACCGCTTCTGTTCCAATTGATGTTGCTATAAACTCTTCTTGCTTGTTCTGCAAGTTGGGCTTCTGATTTTCTTCTAACTCGGCTTTCCTCCTATTAATTTTATTTGTTATGATACTCCCAAAGCACTCTTTCAGCCATCGGGAAAACTTTGTAAATTCCCTGTAAGTCCTGTGGGTAATTCTTCTCCATCCAAAGCATACAGTCAAGATTAAAACCGACACCCGAACTGGCTTTCAATGAATATCTAACTGGTTCGGGTAAGTTGTGTTGCTTCATGTAAGCAAGAATATCCTTTTGTGTCCAATCAGCCAAAGGATAAACCATACCCTTATTCTCGTAACCGTTTGCCTCATATCCTTTCAGCATCAGCCTACGATTCATACCGTCGGCTTTCTTCATGCCTAAGAATGTATAGTACAATCCGTATTTAAGCTGCATAGCCTTTACCACATCTGCCAACTTCAATAGTTTCACTTTCGGATTAGGCACGCAATACATACCTCCACGAAGAATATAAGTTAAGTTCCAATGTGGTACCTGAACAAACTCTATCTTCGGATACTTGGCTTTAGTCCAGTTTATCCAACGGTTAATATGTTCCAAATTCTTAACAAAGTACATAAACACACAAACAATCCGGTCAAACTTCGGATAGATTAAATCAAGCAGAACAAGCGAATCTTTACCAAGTGATAAAAACAGTAAAGCCTCATTCGATTTTACCCGAATGAGGTCTATATATTGGCTCGCTTGTTCTACTTTGTTCATAGCTAGCCACCACTTAAACCAAATGAAGTACGAAGGTCACTATAACGCTGTCTGCGTGACCCCAACTGTGATGTACCAGCTTCACCGCTACGTCTGGCAACCAATCTACCACCAGCCCCTGCACCGTTCATATTTCTGCGAGGCCCGGCTACTCTGTTAATTCTTCTTGCGACTCTGCTTTTTTATTTTAAAAGTTAAACAAATCAATCTATATGCCTCTCTAATATCTTGCCCAAAGTATAATCCATTTGTGCAACAAGATACTCTTCGCCTTGATGTTCGTAAACAATATCATTACCGTTTTCATCTGTGAGAATAACTGCTTCTGCTGCTTTCACTTCAACGATAATATAAGGACGTTTACCTGTATATGCACCTGTCAGAAGCTTGATTGCATCGTACTTGATAGGCTTTAATTCTATTTCACCTTCTTCAGGCAGTTCTGCATCAGCCGGATATTCTTTGCCGCCACATAGGTAAGTGATATACTTCTTAGCGTTAGTTGGTCTGATTTCACGGTATTCGTGGGTTTTCTTTCCTGCCAAGATTTCATCGAAATACTTCTGTTTGATACTTAATGTAAGAATGTTCATAATCGTGTCAAATTTAAATTAATACTCAATAGTTGCGGGGGGCTGAATCGAACAACCGACCTTCACCAAGTCAAAGTGAAAAGCTACCACTGCTACACCCCGCGATAGTACCCCAAAGGTACTACCACAACCAAAGATAACGAAATATCTTCAATCGTTATACACGACAATCGGCTTATTGTCGTGAACTAAGCCATTTGTCCCGTCTTTCTCTGCATGCCTCTAAGGTAGGCGCACAACAAGCAAACAGTTCGCCACTTTCAGTACGATAGTCATATTGGTACATTCTTACTCTCTTACCTTTCAATTTGGTAGTGTAAGTGCAATAGTTCTCTTTACCGGGCTGGCATACGCTACAACCTCTTTCGTCGTTAATTGAGTTCATAATCATTTATCAATACTTACTTAGTAATTTGTAAAACATTCGCCTTTTCTCTATGTATTTAAGACCATTTCGCCTAAGACCTCGCTTTGATTTTGATACAGTCATTTGGCAACCTGCAACGCCAACACAGATGTAATTTGAATGATGCCTTTTAGCTTCTTTGAAAGCCCACCAAATCGCTTCACGACAATATCTATAGCTATCATTTTGAACACCCTCGTATCCTCTACTTAAAATGAAGTGGCCTATTTCATTTGCTTCTTCTTCTGAATAGCATATTGTGAATATATTATTCATCCTTTCTTTGTTTTACTTGTTCAACCAAAAACTTTTTAAAATCATTCTTGTACTGGCTGTGAATGATTTTATACTGATGGGATAGGTTAGGCAATTGTTTGTAACCTTTGCTATACAAGAATTTGGCTACAAGCTCAATTTTTGCACGGTTACTAAATCCTCTGTCTTTGCACATGTTAGTTATACAGACATTCGCCTTGCTGGTAGGCTTCTTTTCAACTGGCGACACATTTTCACGTCTGTCATAAGCGTGCGTTCTCGGATAACCGACCGCTTCGCCTAAATATTCACCTGTGATGCAATCAAATTCACCACTAATTAAACTATCTGCTATTTCACCCATAATAATCAATATTTAATGTTTCACATTCAATCTTTCTTCACTTGTATAAGCCACTACAAGCCCAGTTTCATCATGTTGTATGGTGATGTACTTTTCACCCCTTTCTATGGTGGTAAAATCGCACATACTACATAACTTACCCAATACCTTGCCCAGTTGTTTCATCAGTGGGGCTTCGGGGCTGATAACTAAAACTAAATCCGCTTCCATAATCGTGTGTATTGTGGTAGCCCAAAGGCTACCGGATTAAAACTTATGCTATTTCTATGCTTATTATATCCAAAATATTGTCAGTAATCATGCTATTTACGCTTAATTGGGCAGACTGAATATTGTTATCAACCATCCATCTTTTCGCACGATTAACAGCGGTTTTCTTACTACTGCCGTCCGGTATCAATGCACCCAAATCATTATAATCATCATCTAACAGTTCAAAATAATATCGCTTCATAATCTTCTATATTGCGCAGGGCTTTCGCCCTGCTGGTTAAACTTATCTTTTATCTATCACCAAATAATGCTCGCTCAAACACTTCACCCATTGTATTCTATACTTTCTTGAAGCACATCTAAATTCAATATCTCTTATAGCAGAAAGAATATCAGACGCGCTTTCATTATAATATTTTGCGAGTATAGTTAGTACATGATAGCTTTCTTGCGGTGTAAAGTGCAAAGAACTTCTATATCTCTTTGCTGTCTCATATACTCTCTTTGAGAATGATTCAATAGTCTCAAAATCTTCTTTTCTATAATTAAAAAGGTCTGTTGCTTTCATTATCGTATATCTTTTAATTGTTATTACTTCGTTTCTGATGATGCAAATGTAAATGATATATTTGACACTACAAACAAAATAAGAAAGTATATTCTTTCATTTAACAATATTTCGTAAACGATATATTTGACACTACTATAATAAACGTATCTTTGCAAAAAAACTAAAGGTATGAATAGAATAGAATTGCTTATTAAAGAAAAGGGGTTTAATATGACATCTTTCGCAGAAAAAATGAACACTACCAGACAGAACCTATATGCTATATTGAAAAGCCCGTCTTATCCAACACTTGAAAAGGTTGCGGAAGCCCTTGACGTTCCGATGTGGCAACTCTTTGCTTCACCGGAAGAAGTGAAAAATGATGCCAATACTATTACCTGCCCTCACTGTGGTGGAAAAATTCATTTTGACGAAGAGCCACGTATGCCGGAACACAAGAATATACGAGGGAAAGAATACTATAAATAAAAAATATGAAGAAAGAAACTATATACAATATTGCATGGAACATCAGAAAAGAAGTTGAGCAATGTCAAAAACGTGGATACTTCACATCTTTCCCTAATGGTTTTTGCGCACTTAGTTCTATATGGATTTACGATATATTATGCAAAAAATCTCACTTTGTTGAAATAAGGCAAAAAACTCCATTCTATAGAAACTATCCTCATACATGGGTGCATTGCGATGGCTTTGATGTAGATATTACATCTGACCAATTCAAAGGAAACAACTTTCCTAAAGTTTATGTTGGCAATGACAATGCCCTGTATTACCATTTTGACGAAGTATCATCTAAAGAAATATTGTTTCCTACGGAATTTATATTAAAGCAAATGTGTGATAATCTGTTGAAAGAAGGAATAGAAACATTATATACAAATCTAGGCATAGATGTAAACTTATTCTATAAAACTAAGCCGGAGCACTAAACTCCAGCTTACTCATTGATAACCTCATTAAAAGCAATAAAGGCGCACCAAAACGATGCGCCTTCTGTTGTCAATTAGTTCTTGATTTTATATCAGAGCCTCACGGCTAGAATATCAGAATCTGACAGCTTCCATTCTTCTGAGAAGATTATTATATCTCTCTTGTATAAGAGCTCTTTGTTTATCGGAAGCTGTTACAATCTTTCCCTTATATTTCCGCATGACAGATTCATTCATGCCAATTTCCTTTGCAAACTTACTGGCATTTATGAAAGGAAATGCCTCGAAGAATCCGCTTAAATCATATACGTAATCAACAGAATACCCAGACTTATACCACACAGGAAAGTCTCCATGTTTTTCTTTATAATATTCAGCCTGCTCTTCAAGTACGGACATAAAATCATCTTTCGCTTCCTGCTCTGTAAGCCCAAAACCGTACGCTCCGTTCACATCCTCCGAATATACGGAAATACCCCCATCATTCGCCTTTTCAATAATTGCCTTAATCTTCTTCATAATCGTGTATTTTAAATTCGTCAATTAAAGCACCCACCGAAGTGGGTGCAGTCCTTTCACTTCTTTAACCCTGCCTTTTTCAACATACTGTCAAGAGTACCATTGGGTATCTCTTGAGACTGATGTCTGCCAACAGGAATAAAGTAGTCAAAGTCGGGATGAACATATTTATAATGTTTCTTTCCCTTTTTGATTGTCCAGCCAGCTGATTCAATCAATTTGTAAAACTCTGAATACTTCATAAAATCAAAGAACATTTTTAATTGACACTACAAAAGTAACATATTTGTTACAATAAAACAAGCAAAGATGAAGAAAGAAATAACATATTTGTTACTTTTAACACCGTGTACACATAACAAAAGCCGGAGCACTAAACTCCGGCTCATTAATTGATTAGCCCTTTGATTCTTAACCGATTTACGATTTCGGTATAAAGATACTCTATATCCCCACTGAAATCCCCATAATTCTGATATAGAAACACGACATCAGCACAGTTGTCGGAAATTGTACTCTTGGACTGAACCCCAAGTACCCTTGACATCTCTTCGCGTAACCCTGCTGTCATTTTTCCACCAGCAAGCGAACTTGGAGAAAACAGATACAGGATAATGAAAATGAACTTCTTCCGCTGGGTAACACTATCAATATTCGGTGGACATCCTCTCTCATTCAGTAGCTCAACAAATATTTTATAGATTTCATGGATAAGACACTTGTCTTTCAGAACCGGGGCAGTCAAAGCATTCTCTTCCTCTGAAAGTTCTGATTTCTCAATTCTAATCTTTTTAAGGCGAATTATTTTGTTAAAATCCAGTTCCATAACACGATTATTTTAAAAGTAAATAGTATATTTGCATCATAATCGTGTAAGGAAGAGCTGATTCATGGTCGTGCGTGGGTTGGCTCTTTTTCATTTTTCCCCATTCGTGCTGACGAATGGTTTCTTTTCCAAATCATAGCAGGTGATATATACCCGTTTCCCATTGACATCACATAGAGCAAGGGCATATCCTTTCTCTAGTATTTTAACCGGCTGATTGTCGCAATAGACAGTACTTCCAACCGGAACTCTTATAAAATGACGTACTATCATTTGATTATCTTTAGCTTGTTATACCAGCGTGAAGAAAAAGGGAACCACCCGATTAGGAATGATTCCCCGAAAATAGTTACTTTATATAGTTTGCTCATGGCTATTTCTTTTTCAAATTAGACATCACACATTTAATCACTTCATAAATGAAAATAGCAAGAAAAATAGTAGTCCATGGATATTGGTTTATCAGTTCATAAAAATCTCTCATAGTTTTACCTCCTTCCACTCACTTTCTATAATCATATGTTCACACTTATTACACCTATGCAAATAAGTTGGGAATGGTGCCGTTGTATAGTCCTCAACAGCTATTTCTATACTG